AGCAGATGAAGGAGGCAGTGGAAAGGCGACCAGCGGTGTTTCTGACGGTAAAGTCCAAACAGCCGCAGACAACGCTCGAGTCAACGCAGAGGAGGCGTCTCGATCGAGTGCCGTGGCAGAGAATTCTCGGACATTAGGAGCTCGCCCAAATTCTGGTGCCGATATATCATCTTTACATATTACAGCAATCACTGAAAACAACTTAAACCAATATGAGCGCAGCGTGGCAGATGGAAAATTTGATTTTGATACAAATGTCCCGGATGCTCCAACATATAACCCTACACGCATGCAGGTGTTTGGGCATATTGCCTCTTTACCGTTCAAAGCACTCGTAGGGGGGTTAGATGCAGTGAATCGTGGGGTTGGTGCACTTGTCGATGGGGTTAATGCAGTAGGGACCGCTGCAATAAGTGCTGCGGCTCGTGGTGCTGGTGTGAGTTCAGAGGGTTCAGCTGCAATAGCATCGGGGTCTATGCGTGGTATTGGGAGTGCCCTAGGCGGTATAGGTGACGCTATGGATGTACTTGGTATTGTACAAACATTCGGAGATGCCGCATTTTATACCAAATTTAATGGCGACGATTCAAAATTTTTAAATGGACAAGTTTTACGAGACAATCTTGCATTTTCAATCGAACAACAAATTGCCGCAATAGAATTATATAATGCTAGAATCGATAATAAAAACAATAGTCCTAATCCACCATCAGAACCATATGCAAAGATTCAATATCCATTGATTTCAGGTCCATTAGATTTGGTTGATATAGTCAACAATTCTCCATTCTACGCGCAGATACGAGTCGAAACAGAAATTGACAGTGTTCGTGAAAGATTGTTGCGAACGGCTACGGACCATAAACAAAATTTTATTAGACTGACCAGTCAATCATTTTATGACTCTACCTTTGGTGACTCCACAAAAACTCTTACATCATATGTTGACACTTATTTTGGTGGTACACAAAATGACGATTTGTATCGTGATGCGTTTACGAGTGTGTGCACATATTACAAGGGTATAGTCTTTGAAGATAAATATCCAGAGGAAGATACAACTGGACGAGGTGGTCGGGCACGATTTCAATGTGGGTGGGGTACAGCCTCGGATTGTGAGACCCACGCCAAACGATGGTTTGATTCAATTTACACGTCGAATAAAGATCCACCCGGAAATTATGCAGAATGGTTCAATTTAGATGAATTTAATACAATAACTCGAGATGGAGTACAAGTCGTACCAAAGCCGACATTTGCAAACACGAATTTAACAGCGGCGTGTATTGTCGCAAATTCAGGTATCAGAAGTATGTGTCGTAAGTATAATGGAACATATGCGAATCATACATGTGAGTATACGGTAGAATATTGTCGATCTATAGGAACGTGTTTTGATATATCGACGAAATCATGTTATTTACCACCAGATACGATGGCTTCTCTTGCAATTGGTTTTGGAACTGGTGGCGTAAGAGAATTTATTAAAATCAATGGATGTAAATTCGAAAGTGGGATGTCAAGTGATCCAAATAAAACTGCATTAGAAAACGTAGCGTATTCAGCGTATATTCAAGCTGCAAATGGCGCCAGATTTGTTCAAGATATTATTGCAAATCAACCGCAATGGAATGAAGGATTCCGTCAAGTTTTAAAGAATCCGTCATATGCTCTTAATTTTACATCGAGCGCTCTCGGAGTAGCTTCGTTTATGGGACCATCATCGTTTGCCAGATTTGCTGGACCTTTATCCCTTTTAGCAGGTATCGCAAGTGCAATTGTAAGTGTAACTGATATGATTAGAGACAATGCCGCCCAGCGAATGAAACCAACAATCGACAAACAGGAATATACAACCGGTGGTTGGGATACAAGTGTAACTGAACCTGGACCCAACAATACAGCTGCCAGATATCGTCCAAAAAGTGTCACATTTCTCAACGGGTGGGTGACGCGACCACTCAAATATCACCCTGCCGGTCAACCCAATAGTCCATATAGTAAAGTGACTCAATTTCCGGGCGCAGAAACTAGATCTATGTTTGACACACAAGCAACTGGTTGTGATTCAAGGTACGCAGGGAATCTGGCTGGAGCATCATTTCTCGGAGGACGAAACATCGCACAATTTACATGTTGGCAAAATGCATCATCTGGTATGTATACTAAGATTCGTGCCGGAAACGATGTATGCAGTAATCAAATTGCATGTATTCCAGCATTCCCGGGAGAATCTCTCAAAGTTGCCGCAATTGGACCTCTCGCAATTGGACCTACAAAATGGCTTACAAATAATGTGTGGACATCCGGTGAGTCTCCAGGGTACCCTATGTTTCCGTCAAATCCTTATCAAGGTGACAGTTACGACAACGTATTTTATTACCAGCTCGTATACGGAAAGGATGATATTAATCAAGACACTATGTGGACAAATACTACTCTTATGAGTCAATACTTCAGTGAAGCCACGATCAATAATATGAGATGGCATTACTGCAGTAAATTTATAAAGAGTTGTCCATCGGGCACGTGCCCGGACGGCGTAGCTATAAACCCAAAATGTTATGGGTATTTGACACTCGAAACATCACTTTACAAATCATTGCGTATGACAATTCCAGGAAGTTAATTTTAGTTCAGTAGATACGTAGCTGGTACTGTAAATGTGGTTTCAGGTGTATTCCAGGGAAGAGCGGCTACTATTGTCGTAACTGTACCTGGTCCAAATTGCTGAGCAAGTTTATAGTTTGGCATACCACTCGGGCCTGTCACATTAAACAAATTAGACCCCGGTATCAGAGCAGTGGGGTTTGCTAGAGTTGGATCGAATGCTGCATACTTTGCCCATTCTCTAAATCTCTTATTTACGTCATCTCTCTCAGCTTTATTTGAAAACTTGACAAGAGCTGGGTTAAAATAATAAGCCGCGCTTGCAGTTGGAGCGGTTGTAAATATACCCCATGTGGCATAAGAAGGCGCTCCTGCCGTGCCTACAGCTGTTGTATAATAGTTTGGACATACTGTTGTGAGATATTTACGCGTCGCACCAGTAACATCAGCTTTACGTGCGGCATTTACAACGCTAACCATATCAACTGAAGCTGAATTTTTTACACCGGTATAAGAGTTACCAATTGATGGTGTTGATGATGATGATGATATTTCACTGTCACGAGTTTCTTTGGCTGCGTAGACTGGTGTACCCTCTACTGGTGTATTTTGGCCTGATGTCCATGGGCACATAGAGTTATAATATGCTGTAGCTGCATCTTGAATACAAGTGTCGAATTGAGTTTCGGTGTAACCCCCGTTGTTATTAACAATGTTACATTGTTCCAACGCCTCGTCCAGTGTCGTGTATGCTGGTTTAAACGTACTACTCGCTGTAAATGTTGTAGGTGCTGGTTTTGCACTGATTGAGAATACATGCGGTCCTGTTGCAGATGTACTAGGTGCTGGTGAGGCTAATACAATATATGCAGCAGTCCCATAATTAAGGACGTCACCTGCCGAATATCCGTGCCGATTTGATGTCGTGATCGTAACAATACCTGTGCCACCAGCAGCCGCGCTGGCTACAACACCTACAGTTTTTGGAGCATTGGCGTTTGGGTATGCATATCTTGATTTTGCACGCATGGCAATCAGTGTTATAATAACAACTATCACCAAAATGACCAATGATATCCAAAGGGTTCTTCTGCTGACAGTAAATGACATTATGAATTCAGTCAATATTTTTATCACGCACAAAAAGCCTCATTAACTTCAGTTGAATGTATCATCTTCTCGTTGGTGGCGGAGTGCGGACACACAATCTACCCGCCATTGTATAACCAGAAACACACTTATCACATAACGGCCCCATGTACCCAGTAGGGCATGTACATGCTCGATAATTTCCTGATGCCGGGCCACTCGCTATTGTAGCTCCAGTTGGACATACCACACACGCTGATCCATTCCATTTATAATTCGCCGCACAATTCTGGCATGAATACCCTGTATACCCGGCAAGGCATGTACATGTCCCGTATCCTAAGGTAGTTGTACCTCCGTTTTGACATGCCACACAAACGCCCAAATTGTTCCAATAATTCGTTGCACAGTCTGTACACGTGTCCCCTCTGTACCCGGTATTGCATATACACGAACGAGGCCCTGACGCCGGGCCACTCGCTATTGTACTATTAGATGGACATGCCACACATGCTGATCCATTCCATGTATAATTCAATGCACAATTCTCACATGATGTCCCGGTGTACCCAGTAGCGCATGTACATGATCGAGCATTTCCTGACGCCGCCCCAATCGCTATTGTACCTCCAGTTGGACATGCCACACACGCTGATCCATTCCATGTATAATCCGCCGCACAATTCTCACATGATCCCCCCACGTACCCGGGTGAGCATGTACATAACCGTTCCTGGCCTGAAGCCAGGCCACTCCATGAGAAACCTCCGTTTAGACATGCCACACATGCTGATCCATTCCATCTATAATTCGATGAACACGTATCACATGATGTACCTGACCCCAGCATGTACCCTGTAGGGCATACAATACATGTTCGAGCCGGTCCTGACGCCGCGCCAATCGCTATTGTACCTCCAGTTGGACATGCCACACACGCTGATCCATTCCATCTATAATTCGCTGCACAATTCTTACACTTTGTCCCTGTGTACGCGGCAGGGCATGTACATGGCAACCCCTGAAGTGCCGTGGCTGTACCTCCATTTAGACATGCCTCACACCGGGCATTCACTGGTGTATAATTCGTTGCACACCCCGAACAGTTTGTCCCTGCGTACCCAGTAGGGCATGTACATGCGGTAGACAAGCCTGCCACTGTTGTACCTCCGTTTTGACATGCCACACACCCACCTCCGCCAGCATTTGAATAATAATAGTTCGCCGCACACTCTGTACATGTTATCCCTGAGTAGCTCGTTGTCCCTGAGGGGTTAATGGGGCATATACATGATCGAGGCGGCCCCTCCTTCGGGCCACTGGCTATTGTACTTCCATTTTGACATGCCACGCATGCTGATCCATTCCATGTATAATTCGTTGCACAATTCTCTATTAAATCACATGTTCGAGCCGGCCCATACGCCTGGCCACTCGGTATTCTACTATTAGATGCACACGCCACACATGCTGATGATCCATTCCATGCATAATTCGTTGCACACGTTTGACACTGCGTCCCTATGTACCCAGGATCGCATGTACAACTCGCCCCTGCCACCGAGACCGCCGGTGCACTCTGCTTCCTTCCGCCGTTATAACATGGAGCACACTCTGATCCAGACCATATATAATTCGCCGCACACTGGTCACATGATGTACCTGTGTACCCGGTATAGCATGTACATGATTGAGCCGCTCCTGACGCCGGTCCAACCTGAGCACTACTTGAACGCGGTGCATGTGCCCATGTATGTAGATTAACGCACGCGACACATGCTGATCCATTCCATCTATAATTTGTTGCACAATTCTCACATTCTGACCCCGTGTACCCAGTAGCGCATGTACATAATCGAACCGCTCCTGACGCCGGGCCAATCGCTATTGTAGCTCCAGTTGCACATACCACACACGCTGAACCATTCCATCTATAATTCAATGAACAATTCTCACATAATAAGTCTCTGTACCCGGTATTGCATGTACATGCTCGATTATTTCCTGACGCCGCCCCACTCACTATTGTACCTCCATTTAGACATGCCGTACATGATGATCCATTCCATGTATAATTCGCTGCACATGCCGTCGCTTCACACCGCCCAGACGTTGCAGATAATCCACCACTTGCAATAGGTCCGCCCGGGGCGACTGTACACGCTGAAATTGTACAACCGGACGAGTATGTAGCAGTGATCCCTGTGGGTGGTGGCAGGCACGACTGTGTACATGCTTTCTGGGCTGCGACATAGTTTTGATAGCCTGGTTTACACGCAGAAAACGTACAATATGCTTCTTTTTGTGCATTTGTCCAATCCCCGACTGCTGGGGGAGTATAACCATACTGACTGTGAAACCCGGCCGCATTAAATGTGAATGATGCCGTCGTACTATCACATGACCGACATGTACGTTCATTGTAGCCGAGCGTATAAGATCCAACCGGGCATTGACGCAAGGTACATTTGTATGATGCGAGTTGCCCAGAACCATCTGGATAGTTAATCATGTCATAGTCCCACGTCTGGTCAACACGTACATCTGAGGGTAATGCTGGGCATTGCCGGCATGTTCCGTCTGTATTCATTTCGCTTCGACGGGGACATGTTCCGCCACATCGTGTATTGTTATCGACAGCCCACGTATCATTTTGTAGACACAATGAAACCGCGCATAGATATGTACCTGGTATATTTGTATTTGGGCTCCAAATCACATTGATTGGTATGGGAGCATCTGGCCAATAATACCCTGGACCTGTTGTCGCGCTTGACATTGCCCCGAATGGATACTGTATGCGCGGGCACACCTCGCACGCGTTAGCTGCTGTTACAGTATTTCCAGGTGGACATACCACACACGCTAATCCATTCCATGTATAATTCGCCGCACAATTCTCACATGATGACCCCGTGTACCCAGTAGCGCATGTACATGTTCGAGCCGTTCCTGACGCCACCCCACCCGCTATTGTGCCTCCGTTTAGACATGCCACACACGCTGATCCATTCCATGTATAATTCCCTGCACATGAACATGTTCGAGCCGTTCCTGACGCCACCCCAATCGCTATTGTAGATCCAGTTGGACATGCCACACACGCTGATCCATTCCATGTATAATCCGCCGCACAATTCTCACATGATGACCCCGTGTACCCTGTAGAGCATGTTTGAATTATAAATATAAAGTCTTGAGAATCATACCATGAACCAGGTATATCATCTGTTAAAGTGAAATCATTTTTATAATATTGAATATCTGGAACGTGATCAGGTGCCCCTACACCACTGGGTTTATTATTATATTTGGCTTGTATATAAAACCCATTATTTACATAAGGAACTGGTGTAAATTTAAAGACACTCGCTGTATAGACGGCGGTGGAACCGGAAGCCCGGTAAGTTTCAAATGTTATATAACTATCGTCACTTGGTCTTTTCATTCCTATATATTCTCCTACAGACATAGACTGTTTAGTTGAATTATATGGCAAATCATATGCTGGCTGAATAAATTTAAATTTAAACAAAGGGGTTGTGCTATCAGTAAATTTAAAGAGTTGGTAAATTGTAGTAAAATTCCAACCATCAGGCCTGTTTAAAGTTTCAAACCAACGTCCAGTTCCTCCTATATATTGTGGAGTTGGTCCATTATTTTCATATAACATATCAGAATTAACAAGTGAGGACGAAACCACTCTATTCCCAAATTCGGTAGAGATTGTATATGTTGGAATTCTTGATATAAAAGATAGGGTCATTGTTCTCGGTGGGCAATACGCGCATGATGGAATATTATTTGTTGAAAAAAATCTAATTCCACTCGAATTGACCAGATTGGTCAATATCACATTTAAATCTTTATTGCATTGTGTCATGTTTTGACAATCGCGCCCAGAAGCACTTTTCAGGTATTGACTGGGTAGTGTATAAATACTCGTAGAAGGAGCGACTCCTCTTATGAACGCTACTTTTGAAGTTGCAACATTTGCACTTGCACTAATTGTCGAAAACAACTCACAGTTATCACCAATTGATGAGAAATTAAACCCTTTACATGTATAATCACTATCACAAATAGTGGCACACGATTCTTGTGACGCACCAGACGTTTGTTGACTATTTGTAATTTGGGTCCCATCAATCGCAGATGACGAAAAGATATACCCGGGAGGTGCATTAAAAGATACAATCCCGGTCCCGGTCGGAGTATATGTGAATTCTGAATTTTGGTCAATAGGAGTCTCGGGTTCCGCTATTATTTTACGAATTCTATGATTTACATCTGTAACATACAAATTACCACTCGAATCTATTGTTATATCCACTGGTGTACTAAACTTCGCAGCAAACCCTTGGCCATCAGCAAACCCTGATGTACTTCCCGCTATTGTAGTCACAGAACCTGTAGATGTTATTTTACGAATTCTATGATTATAATAATCTGTAACATACAGATTACCACTCGAATCTATTGCTATACCCGATGGAGAATTAAACTTCGCAGCAGTACCTTGGCCATCAGCCAACCCTGATGTACTTCCCGCTAGTGTAGTCACGGAACCTGTAGATGTTATTTTACGAATTCTATGATTGCCATAATCTGTAACATACAAATTATCAGTCGAATCTATTGTTATATATCTTGGAGAATTAAACTGCGCAGCAGTACCTTGGCCATCAGCAAACCCTGATGTACTTCCCGCTATTGTAGTCACGGAACCTGTAGGTGTTATTTTACGAATTCTATGATTGACATTATCTGCAACATACAAATTACCATTCGAATCTATTGTTATACCCACTGGTGTACTAAACTTCGCAGCAGTACCTTGGCCATCAGCAAATCCTGATGTACTTCCCGCTAATGTAGTCACGGAACCTGTAGGTGTTATTTTACGAATTCTATGATTGCCCTCATCTGTAACATACAGATTACCATTCGAATCTATTGCTATATCTTTTGGAGAATAAAACTTCGCAGCAGTACCTTGGCCATCAGCAAACCCTGATGTACTTCCCGCTATTGTAGTCACGGAACCTGTAGGTGTTATTTTACGAATTCTATGATTTAAACCATCTGCAACATACAAATTACCACTCGAATCTATTGCTATACCCGATGGATAGAAAAACTTCGCAGCAGTACCTTGGCCATCAGCAAACCCTGATGTACTTCCCGCTATTGTAGTCACCGTCATAGTGCTCGTGTAGTAATCTGCAAGTTGCCCACCCGGTAAAAAGGTAAAAGTGGTTGGAGATAGTACAGACTCAATTATAAACTCACCAATATAAGGACTTGTTGATAAATTTATAGTTCCCCCAACTGCAAAATTGTGTTGTGTTGTCTTGACTGTGACAATAGGTCCATTTCCATAAATTTCTAATATTGGGAATTTCTTTTTTTTTACAAAAACCGCAGTGTTTTCCATTGTCGTTGTTCGAGTATTGATAATATAAGGTAAGTCGCTTGAATTTGTCCCAGTGTTTTTATCAAAATCATACGCAACAAAATTACAAGTTCCATCGATACATGTATCAAGTTGGGTTTTTAGATTTGTTGGTAAAGTTGAATCGGAAACATCATATGTAGGAGGAGTGCTGTATATACGACTTGTTATGTCAGCCTTGGCTGCATTCGTAATGGTTGAACATTCATCAACTGTAACACCATAAGGACATGCATCAGTAGCATTTGCAGCTATCCTAATTATATCTTCTCGACCTGCCATCTACTACTACTGAAGTGACAAATTAAACTCGGTCAAAAGCTCGCTGATTGAGTGGTAATACCGTTTCAGATCCTTTTCGAACCGTTTGTCTGACGTGTGTTTCTTCTGGACGTAAAGCCATGCCAGGTTCGCCTTGGAGTACTTTGTACGCGTCTGGTTCTCCGTCGGTTTTCGGGGTCGCGCCTTGACCTCTGCAGCTGGTTCTTCAACCACTCTGTTGATGAATGAAAGAGCCTGCATGCACGTATCCGCCAAGTCATCCTTCTTTTTGTGCTTGTCGAAAATGGGTACCCAGTGTGGTTGCGTCTCCTGAATAAAGGCTCGGCACCGCTCAATAGACGCCTTTTTGCGTTCGTTGTACCGTGCGCGTCCCGGTCCAGCAACATCAGGGACCTTGTGACGTGCGTCGTAAATGATGACATCCTTGTCGTGACAGAGAAAGTAGGTGTGCAAAAAGTGCTCAACCCCCTTCATGGTGCGATTCCGATCAGGCTGTTTCTCAATAAGGACCGTGTGCGCCTCCAAAGTCCATTGTTTCCCGCGAAGGTGCGTCTTGAGCGCCTTGAACAGTCCATCGGTGTGCTGCGGCGGAACACCTGAAACATCCCACTGGTGTATCAAACGAGTTCTCGAATCGATGAGACACATTGCCAGGTTCTTTATGCCGACGTCGATACTCAGGATCATAGACATCCTTTTATTAAAGACCTAGAGACTTTTAAGTTCAATGAGCAAGTTGGAACAACTTGGGACCCCTGAAACTTGGTGTTGGTATTGTTGCCACCCTTTTGAGGGCACGGTTATTCATGCACCGTACAAGTATGACGATAGAAGGCGCCATTTTCATACGACGGGTCAATTTTGTTCCTGGGAATGCGCAAAGGGATACCTCTTGGACGAACGCGGTCCTCATGCAGGGGAGCGTCAGCAGTTGCTCGCATTGATGCGACAGCATGCGATGAAAAAGTACGTACCTACGAAAGCAGCGCCGAAACGAACATCACTCAAGGTGTTTGGGGGAAAGCTCACGATTGAAGAGTTTAGGTCTGGGATGTCAAACGCTCAGGTGTTCATGCCGTACGAGACGCACATGATGCCGACAATCATTACGTCAAACGCCGTCCCTGCGCGGAGACAAGGAGATGAAAGTTCAAGCGACATAGTACTCAAGCGACCCAAACCGTTGGCCCGGGCAAAGAGCACGCTTGAAACATCTCTGGGCATCACTCGGCGCACGAAGGCGGCGACGACGGCCCTCGGAACAGGAGAAGCGTGACGAGCAGGACAAACCACCCCGGAAAGTTTACGGAAACCGACAAGGCAGGGAGACGCCATCCAGTGTACAGATCAACAGTGTGAATCGACGTATCGGATGAGGACACAGACTCTTCATCCGATACATCAAGAGCCTTGACATCAGAATCGCTATACGAACGACGGTGGTTCATCTTGCATTACAAATGCGGCATAGTTTTAGGTCAAGTCGCGAAGCGACGAGTCGCCCGTTGGACAAAAAACGTGTCGCGTCCAAGCCAAGGGTCGATAATCGCAGTGTCACTTAACCACAAACAATGACGACCGAACACCCTCTTCGTGATTACGCTCGCGAAAAGTTTCAGGAGTTGTACCCTGGAAAAAACATCAAGCCTCGGAATGCAGAGCTCGCGGTGTACAACTGGGCAGTCACACATACTGAAGGCAGTGTCTTCTTGAACAAGAACAAGTATGAACGCGAAGAGCCATCATGGGAAAACCGTGTGTTCCGGTGGCGGTACAAGCAGCGTCTGCTCAGTGTGCTCTTCAATCTCAAGAAAAACCCCGACATGCTCAAAAAGGTAAAGCCCAAGGAGCTCGAGCAGTTGACACCTGGTCAGTTGTGGCCCGAAGGGCCACAGGGTTTCACCGAGAAGAAGCTTCGAGAGAAGGAGACTGCGATGGATATGGCCAAGGCGAAGAACGATGAAGAGTACGAGGGTATCCTGACGTGCCCCAAGTGCAAGTCGAAGAAGACTTCTTATTTTCAGCTGCAATGTAGAAGTGCAGATGAACCGATGACTTCGTTCTGTAATTGCCTATGTGGTTACAGATGGAAGTTCTCTTGATAACTCTCCCGAGTGACTTTGACTTTTCGTCGTCCTGGAGAAATTTGTTCAGGGATTTCAGGTCCAAAGTCAAGGATTAAAATTAGACATTAACATGATCATGAACATCGATCCGTCCCTGTGGTTTAAAAAATATACGACCCAAATATACATGGACTGTAGTGTAAAAGGTTGTAAGTACCCCCCATTCGGTGGAAGGGATATATGTATGAAACATCAGCGAGTTGATACTGACTTGAAAATCAAGCTTCTCGCTGAAGGTAAAATCACAAAGGAGGAAATCATGAAGGATGCGACACCTGGACCGAAAACCATGCAAGAGCATTTCGATTTGATCAAAGATTACCACGAAGAAGTGAAGCGACGAAATTTACCACCCATAAAGTGATGATTCTCATGTAATGTAATGAGCAACAGGTGTTCCGCGCCATGCCTGAGTTCCGAAGGAACTCGTCCTCGTCGTTGTCGTCTCCCATGTACAGGTTTATTGAAGACGTGTCACGTCCACGCCCCCGAATGTTCAATTTGTCTAGAAAAGAATGGTTTTGTTTCGCATACCCTTCCATGTGGGCACGTTTTCCACGGACAATGTATCGGCACATGGTACACGAACAATCGTCGATGTCCCATGTGTCGTCATTACGACAAACCCAAGATGATTAAAATTTTCTATGAAGTTGGAGTCGAACCCATTGAGCACAGCGTGATGCGCCCGCTGTTGACTCAACTCATCGAGGATGAGGTTCTGCATACGGATTACGTCGGTGTTTTACAGAATGGTCACCTCATTCAGAGGAACGGGGACATCATCGGGTACATGTGGGGTGACCACTAAGCGTAAACTCCACCCATTTGAAGTGCGATGTGACCCGCGAAGAATGTACCAAAGTATGTGAAAAAGTCAACGGCAATCTTTTTCCCATCCTTTTCATCTCTGTTACGTGCAATCATGATTGTCGGCAGAGCGCCACATGTCGCCAGCAGGAGCGCCTCGTTGAGCATCGTACCGACCCCTATACTGACGTCACGAACTGCCAGGGCGAGTAAAATCATGTACATGACGATGGCGCCGATGATCCATTTCGTTCCCCGGAATTTAAAAACCTTTTCAGTGATACCCTGTTTGCTTTCATCAATTAACGCGTGATTTTCACCGGAAAACTCCATACCGACGTGGAACAAAAAGAAGATGAGAAACATAGTAAGACCGAGTAAAACGACTCTTCTGATGTCAAAACCTCTGTTCAGGGCGATGTAAGTAAATGGGACGCCTGCGGACAGGCCGACTACGAATGATTCAAACAGAAACATGCGAGGCTTTTCCTTTATAAAACTGATTTCGGTATTCACGAATGAAAAAATCAAAAGCAAAATGATGATTGTGATTTTACTCCCTAAAATTCCCGCTACAAACACGTGCTTCGACTTTTCGATCATCTCTGCGTTTTACTGATAAAAAAATTCTACATAGTCTCTCCAGTGATGAACCTCGTACGCGTCTGGACTGACGTTGGTTCTGACAAGAATGTTTCTCTCATTGCACGAATCATCGAAACAAACGGACCTATTTTTATCATTCAATATCTGAGTCCATCTGAGAACAAGACCAAGCACGGGTCCACAATTTACAAGTACGAAGATGAAACCTATCAGATTGATGATGACAGTATCACACACTATCTCGATACAAATGACGAGGGAGACATTGGATTTGTATCAGTTGGATATGGCGAATGGATACGCACGGGAGATGAGTCAGACGAAGACTATGTCCCGAGCGAAGAAGAGTCGGACGTTGACGAAGAGGATGTCGACGAAGAGGATTTCGACGAGGAGGTAGATGATGTCGAGGAGGAGGATGACTATGGAGATGATGAATGAACACACAGCCGGAAACAAGTCGCTTCGCGACTTGGACAACAACGCGTTGTTGGACTTAGAGAAAAACATCGCCAAAAACTAAATGTCTACGAGCATCTTTATCAAAGCGTTTGATCCCGCACAGAAGAGTCACGTCGTATGGCTCAAGAAGATGACTGATATCGCCGAGACACTGGGTGATCCCAGCCGTCACCAGGCGCTGGTTACCGAGATTAACTCCAACCCAATGGGAGTTAAGCTCGACAATCGTGATGCCCTCATGTGGGTCGAAATTCATTTTGGTGTCGCTATGAAATACACACGCGCTGTACTCAATGGTGAAGCTGTCATTCCAGCGACGGGTCGCGTCGCAAACGCATCAGACCTTACGCCTGTGGCGGAGTGATGAAAGACGGGACATTTTATTGTCGAAAGAACAATTCCTCCAGGTAAGGAACATGTGCCTCAAGAGGGATGCTCAAACTGTATATTTCCCCTTTGATATTGAAAGAATCACTAATCTTATCGACGACAATCAAATCAAAATAGTGCTTCACGCAAAAAACTTGGAGCTCGTCAATATCTGACCACTCATAGATGTCAAGAATACTGAGTGGCTTTTTGTGTAATCCGGCTGTAAAAGTCAATTCACGAAAATCTGGCCACTCGAGTGTATTTTCATAATGATATTCAATCACAGAACCCATAGTATTAATATCAACCTGACGAGTAAACGCAACGACAGCCATTTTGGTTTTCTTTGTTTCCCATGCCATTACCGAATTAGTGGGCTTGTGAAGGGTGAAAAATGGCCTTTTATCCTGCCGCGTCTTCATTCCTCCTGAACGAGGCGGACGAATGAGTGTAGCCATTACAGTTCATACGAGAGTCTCTTTTAAGACATAGCCTTCTCAACGGCGCGGTCGGCGACGCTGTCAGACTCGAGGACGAATCCCTTCCCCTGGTAAATGTCGCGGTTACGCGTCTCCAGTGGAAAGCTGGGGGTGTATCCAGCATACGAATACGTCAGCAGCAGGTATAGAGCAATTAGGACAAGGGCGAAGATCAGGACTGGAGTGCGGTTTACCATTATAAGAACCGTAGATTATTTTTTAGCATAAGGCGGTTTCGTGTGTTCTGGACCAGGGAGACACAGTGGGGTATATGTATCCTCACATGGTTTCGGAAGAGACGCTGGGAATGGAATGATATCAGTGACACCCGTGAGATTCTTTGACACACACGTCATAACAAATCCAGGGGGGCATATATCTAGATAAGCTGCCGTTGCGTCTGGGAGTACATACGTTTCCTTAGAACGAACGACAAACAAGGACAAGACAAGGACGAGAGCTATCGAAACAACTAAAACCACGTTACGTTTCATTGAAATTACACGACAATTTTTTTCACGAGGTTTTCCAACTTGACCAGCGTCGGGAGTGAAACGTCACACATGCCCGCAATGGATTCCCTCGTCTGGCCGTAGTCGGAGAGCACGGTGTACAACACAGCAGCAGTCACCCCCTTGGGTGTCTTTCCCATCAGAGACGGGTGACACTCCACCTGTTCGCACATACGAATAGTTCGTTGCCGAATACGCCCGCGCATCTCGTCTGGAACCGTCACCTGACTGAATATCCTCGACACGAGATCCGAAGACTTGGTCGTCGTCGTCTCAATCGTCGGAATCGTCTCTCGAAAAATATCCGCCGTTCGTGAAATGTCTCGAGGTGGAATCTTGAAAGCGGCTGCAATCTCCTGTGTTGTGCGAGCGACGTGGGCATCCTGACACGCCCGCATGATACAATTCGCCTTGATGCCATTTCGAATAGCTCCGCGTGTCAGGACACTCTCACTAAACTTGCGGTACATAATCTTCGCCTGAAGCATCACCGAGTCTGGAAGGCTGAGGATGATACGTCCGACGCGGTCGAGGCCTTCATACGCGTGGTGAAGTGCTCGGTCCTTGTGATTCATCGACGTATGAAAGTTGATTCGGGCCAGTCGTTTGTTTGCATACGTCCCAGACGAGTGTACAGACATGATGGTTCCAGACCCCCATGATGCACTGAACAGCGTCGTATTCACGGGGGCACCAACGCGCGATGGGTCGCCTTTTTCGTCGTTTGCGCCTCCATTCCATTCAGGTTCGTCTGATATAAACGCCATGTCAGAGTGTCCGCATGACACGCACGTCGGCAACCCATCCTCATTTGAAACCCGTGAGCCATTCGTATACAACTGACCATTGTGTTCCACCATCATGCCGTCGTCTGGGCAGAATCTACACCGATACTCTGTCCAGATGAAGTTTGGTTGTTCGTCGCGAGCCTTGCATGACTCAGCGATTGAGAAAAGTTCGTCAATCGAGATCATTTCACCGCAGGTCGAAAGGATTTTGTGTGTGGGGGTTTCTTCAGTGCGCCCCTTTGCCGTGTAAAAAACATCTTTTTTTGGTAAGAGATGGACTTTGCACCCGCCCCTGCTCCCCCTGTTGTTGACGTGCCTCGCCAAGTTCGTATCGAAACCGCTCTCAAGGAGGCGGGCGCCAAGGCGCTTCTTTCGCCGTTCAACATCACCGCCGTGCTCGTGTTCCTGCTCGTAGTGTTTTTCCTGTACAAGCGGTACCGTGATAAGCGTGCGACCGAACAGGCACATGGTCCTACACCTCCTCCGAAGTAGGAGTAAGTGAATCAATCTCGTTCGCCTCGTTCCATAGTGAAGCTGTACGCGGCGTACCTACAAAGCCAGCGGCAGCGTTTGCCAGACTCATCAGGGACATTCTCTTCTCCATCTTCCCTGGTTCGATGAGTGACAGGTAGTTCCGCAGCTTCTTTTCAATGGGATTGCCTTGTTCGAGCGCCGTGTTGAATTCAGAAAAACACTCATGAAGGAACGCCTGACCCTCCGTGGATCGCAAGTCCCTGTCAATACTGAGCTCTTTTGAGATTTTCAGTGCCAGACGCTTCATGAGAATCGACGCCCGTAGCGCGTTCGTCATTTTCTCATTGAGCTTCATGTACAACTGAATCGAGCCGAGGACACCAGTTCCAGCAGACAAGACTGCGTTCAGGATACTGACGTATTCCTGCTTCATGAACGAGTTGAGTGAAATGGCAGTCAGTGCATTAATGGACGAGACAACTAAAATCGGGATGTTGAATCTGGATGACAGCTTGTTGTAGTACATGTGGTCTTTCGAATGGTGAGCAGCATAGTCATTGCACTGCTGCTCTATTTTGGTAAGGAACGCCTCCTCGCGATCGTGCCACGGGTTCTCCTTCATAATTTAACGCACTACTTTTTTCTCAGTAAATAGTAAAATGGACGCTCTCAAGAAGATCCAGCCAGCTTGGTTCGCCGTTGCAGTTCTCGTCGTTATTGTACTCGCCCTGTTGTTTCAGCAGCGTCGTTCAGGATATACACCTACCGCAGGTGCACCCATCAGCCTGATGGATCTCCAGGAGTTTTCCTCATTCACACCTGAACAAAAGACAATGTATATCCAGATGATTACAGACTCATCTCAGCAGCTGACTCAGGCAGCCGCATCAAAGTCTTTTGATTCTTTCATTTCAGCTATTTCAAACATAATGAGACAGGTGATGCAACCCACGCAGGTTGTCGCTGCCCCTCAGATACCAGCGCCTAATAACATGGCACCACCTCCTCAGATGCCCATGGCACCACCTCCTCAGACTATGTAGTTATACATGCCTTTTTTGCCGCAGTAACAACCTTTGGTTTGAAGGGGCCTATAATGTGACCTAGGACATCAATGTCTGAAGGTTCGAGCTTGTATTCGCTGCAGGCTGAATAGTCACCTGCGAGAAACTGCAGGCGAATGACCGTGTTTATGGCGTCCCTCGACAGTTTGTTCGAACGTCGCATGAGCGCCTCGAGCTTCTTGTGACGCATACATATGTTCTGGTATTTGGTCCAGAGACTTCCCGTCCGAGGCACTTTGTTCAGGGGTTTCATGATGCGACATGGATGGATACATGACGTCACAGTGAAAAGAGGCATGATGATGTTCCAGTCGTAATTATCATACACATCCGTGTCCAGGATGTCAGCCTCAGACATGAGCTCGGCGATACGTGCAAGTGTATCCACGTCACCGTTGACACGGTCGGGGTAGTTTTCTTGGACGATGCTCCACACGTGTCCGTGTTCGTGCGTCGTGTCTCCAATTTTAACATTTTTCCAGTCACCTCGTAAAAGACGATGGACGTACTCTTTCGGTGTTTCAAATTCATCGGGCACCGAATTTCCGTACGTGTCCAGAACGGCTCGTCGATGGTTGATGCCGGCACACTCGTGATAGATGGTCTGTGGCGTCAGCTTCACGGGTGTCAACGCGATGACGATCGTCGGACTCTTTGACGAAATGGCGCCCTGAATCTCACGGACGCCGATGAGGTCCTGGACAGTCTCCCAGTCATCCACCACAATGGGTAAGATGGAATATTGGAGACGTTCAAACATGTCCAGGGTCCCCTGGCGAGTCTTGAATATATCGGGATCCAGAAATAAACAGTGTCCGAGTTTCTGCTTGACGAGTGTTGTTTTCCCAGTGCCTGGTTTTCCATGGATGCACGTCAAAACACCAGGTTGCGCAAAGACTGAATCGTTTATTTCTGGCTTCTTTTTAAGAAATCGATCCATGAGTAGCGAATCTGGTGATGACGATGAGTCTTTGACGAGGCAAATCCTTAGTTTGGTCTGGGAAAATAACGCGTTCGTTCCGTATGTAGGTGCATGGCTTTTGTACAATGTTCTTGTTCTGTGTCTTCTTGTTTATATTGCAATCAGGCCAGGTGCGTAGCACCTGTGCGCCACCGCTTTGTGACGGACAACGGTCTGCGCCACTACGCGGCGAAGGAGGGGTGCGAAGCACCCCTCCGCCTTTTTTCAGACTTGGTCTGTCATGAGTTTGGGTGGGGTGAGCTTCATCACGTCGTAGAGTGTATCGAGTGATGCCTGCATGAACCCCTGCTTCTCAGACGCGTCGAAAACTTCATCGAACGTCGCGAGGTACATGGACTCGTCCGCCTCGTCCAGAGGAATCATGCGTACGGCGCGATCCATGCTGATGGTGAGCGGCTGAAGCGTAAGGTTGACGTGGTCGTAATCCTGCATCTTGTCTGCGGGCTCGGGAAACAGGTTCAGAGGAACGTGCGTCAGTGGTGTGAACGTGTCGCTTGGGATATCACGCAGAAGCGTCACTGTTGATGCAGGCTTCAATGACACCTCGGGTGGCGAACGCGCGTTGATGGTCGGCTCCTCATATACCACCTCAGCCATGGACCCACGCGCCTGGTAGTTGCTTCGGGACGAACCGAAAATGACCAGCGACACGAGCACGATGATGAACGTCCATACAACGAACGGCCTGACTTTAAATGGCTTAAGACCAGCCATAGTTACTACTGTACAAGAAAATGATCGTGGATACGTTTCAGTTCTTTAACGAACTAGATGTGTTAGAGATGCGACTCAAAAATCTCGACCAATACGTCGACATTTTTGTGCTCGCCGAGTCTGCAGAGACTCATGCTGGAAACCCCAAACCGTTGTACTACGAACTGAACAAGGAACGTTTTGCGCCGTGGGCCCATAAATTCCGCCACGTCGTCTGTCCCCCGTGTATTGGGAGCGGCCTCTGGGACCGTGAAAAACACCAACGGGAGTGTGTCCTTCTGGGCCTTGACGGCGTTCCGGATGACGCGACGGTTATGATTAGTGATGTTGATGAAATTCCAGACATGACCAAGGTGCTTCAACTCGACCCGTCCAAGACACACAGCATTCACATGTGGATGTTTGAATTTTCATTCGATTACATGTTTACTGGCGAACCCTGGTTCGGAACCGTCGTGACTAACGCCAAGGCGTTCCGCCATCTGGGACCGAATTTTTTCCGTGACAATCGATGGAAGTTTCCACACCAGACCTATTCTGGATGGCACTGTAGCTCTTTCGGAGATGCCGACCACGTGTGGAACAAGCTCCAGAACTACGCCCACGCCGCTGATGACAAGCACAAGGGTCAGACAATCGAGCAGATTCGGGAGTACGTTTCCAAAGGTGTACATGCGGATGGTATGATGAAACTCGTTCCGAGGCCTAAAGATGTACCGTTGCCTAAAGGTATATGGCAGTCGTAACCCTTCTTGACCACATGGGCGACGATCAGGCGATTGTCGACGCGGCACGCATCTCAGTCACCGGCGCTTCGAAAAAATCAGAGACCCGTGCACTCATACGGTATCTGATGCGCCACAAGCACACGAGCCCTTTTGAGATGGTTGAGTTTAAGTTTCACGTTCGGGTTCCCATTTTTGTCGCGAGGCAGTGGCTTCGTCACCGGACGGCGTCAGTCAATGAAATTTCAGGGCGATACTCGGTTTTACCGAGTGAATTTTATATTCCGGAAGAGTATCATGCTCAGTCGTCCACCAATCATCAGGGGTCCGGTGATGCTCTTGACGTTGATAGCACTGAACAGACGGCGTCATGCAATCAGGCGTTCGGAGTGTACGAACGCCTGATTGAACAGGGTGTTGCTCGTGAAGAGGCGCGTATCCACCTCCCACTCGGCACGATGACCGAATTCATTTGGAAGCAGAATCTCCATAATTTGCTTCATTTTTTGCGCCTGCGTATGGATAACCATGCGCAACCCGAGATTCAAGAGCCTGCGCGTCAGATTTGGAAACTCATCGAGCCCATCGTACCGTTGACGTGTGAGGCATTCAAGGATTTTGTCATCGATGCCGTCGTTCTATCAGGGCCAGAGGTGCGCGGTCAAGTGACTGGCAAGGGGGAAGTTCGTGAGTACGAGGAAAAGATGGAGCTTTTGTCACGCTATGGATTCACGCGTTACTAGGTCTACCCTGAGGGGTAGACCGCCGGCTTCGCGACGACAAGTCGCTTCGCGACGACAAGTCGCTTCGCGACTTGGGTTTTAGAACATAAGTCCCAGTGAAGGGTCCTGTGTGTAGTTTGACACCGTCTGACTCAGAGCCCGGAACACTTCAGGTGTACGGCTTGCGTCGTAGCCGTACGACGTCTTGATACCGATGTTTGACGCGGCGAGAACGGCATCCTGATTCGCCCCGAGGTAGACAAACTTCCATGGCTTGAGGCTGACGAGGTCCTTGACGTGAGCAGACGTGTACATCCGTGACGAATTCTCCTCACCATCAGTCAGAATGATAATCATCGCATCATCAGACAATTCCATCTTGAGCACCTGCCCCATGGCATCGAGCAGTGACGTGCCGCCCCGTGGTACGAACGTATCATCGGTCAGCACAGGAACATCATCGATCGGCATCTTTTCATAGACCGTCTCAAACTGGTCGTCAAAGAGACACAGAGTCATCGTTCCACCAAACTGCTTCTGCGACTCGATGAACGAATTGAAGCCGTCGATTGTATCCTGGCAGCAAGACTCCATGGAACCGGAGCGGTCGAGCAGAAATACACGATCCATCTTTCTTGTTCTTTGAGGGCACGGTGTTTTTATCTCGTTGTTATTATATGAATAGCTTGGAGGCACTCATCGAACAGGCTAAAAATAAAAGTTTAAACTGGGCACTCAGACAGCAGATTATGAATAAAGCAAAGACTGTGAACTTGAGCACGTTGAAAAATGTAATCAACAAGAGACCAGCTGGCTTGAATTCTATTAAAGCAAATTTGAAGAAGGTGTATGTTGCAAGATATCTCAATAACAAAGCCAAAACTTTTGAAAATCAACAGCTCGAATATAGCAAAGGAGATGCTGATATAAAGGCGTATTTATTCTGGAATATTCGTATTGGATTACAAAATCTATTTACAGCAGAAGCCAAGAAGATAACGTTGAAATCACCGATGACCCTCAAGGTTCATAATATAGTCACAGAGACATCATATCAATTCCCAAATGTTACTCTTGAGATTTTTGATGAGAATAAAAAGTTGGTAACCTATCTGAATTGCGAATTTACCGGACCATGGGATTTAATTTTAGCAGAGGGTGAAACCTTTTCTCACCATCGTCAGGGGTGGGGACTTTTTATACGGGCGCTTGCAATCTATTTAGCAAAAAAGACTGGTAAAATCAAATATATTCACCAAGTGTCCAAAAATACCAAGAGACTTCGACCCGGAAACCGTCCACCGAGTGCGCTGCTCATGAATAAACTCGGATTCAATAGACTTCCTGGTCAAGATCCGTCCAATAAAACTCTCGAGTTCCGTGGACTCAACATGAATAGGACCAAGGTAAACACTATTGTCAGAAATAGAATCATGAGTTAGTTATCCTGGCGGAAAGACTCCATAGACCCTGAGCGGTCGAGCAGAAACACACGATCCATCTTGAGAAATAAATGCGATGTCTCTTTATGTTATGGGTTGGTCACATTCTCGTGACACGTCTGTACTTTGGAACATGGACGTGGTGGTCCATCGCCCCGGATTTACCTATGGCGACGTTTCTGACACCAGGAAACGTGCCTTGGTCCGTCAAAAAGAACTGGATGATATATGACCTGTTTTACAAGGTGCCTCATACTCTATGGATTCTGGCGATTGTGCCTAAGCAACATCGAAAGGTGTACGCGTTTCACATTCTGTGCGACATTCTGAGTCACACTGGAAAATGGTCCATCGAGCCGTTGTATCCACTGGACCTGACCATTCATGGTATATGGGATCCGATTGAATGGGCCTGAGCTTAAAAATAAAATGTCACTTTTCTCCAGGAGCTCGAGCTTCTTGATGACCACACACTACGTGCTTGATTTGAACGTAGCTCGAGCAGCGTATAAAACCTGGAACACCTTGTTCCCCAAGGTTACCCCATACTATGCCGTTAAGTGCAATCCCGACCCTCTCGTCATTCGAACCCTGGCAGCGCTTGGATGCGGATTCGACTGTGCGAGCCCACGGGAGGTTGATGCCGTCCTCGAAGTGGATCCAAACGGACATGAGCGAATCATCTACGCCAACCCCTGCAAACGACCCGACGATATACAGTACGTTGCACGAAAGGAGATTACGAGAACAACGTTTGACTCGGTTTGCGAAATTGAAAAAATGGCTGAGAACGCTCCGAATATGGAACTTGTTCTCAGGATCCGCGCCGATGACCCAACAGCAGTATGTACCCTTGGAAATAAATACGGAGCTGGAGAATCCGATTGGTACACTCTTATTGAACGTGCCCGAGAATTGGGACTTGGAATCATTGGTGTGAGCTTTCACGTCGGTTCAGGGGCACGTTCGACTCGGGCGTACGCAGACGCCATTTACACAGCAGCACGTGCCATCGACGTGCTCAAAGAGTATGGTTTCAAACCTACCCTCGTGGACATTGGTGGTGGTTTTTCATCCGCCATGGATCTCGAAGAGGCGGCTGAATACATCAACGACGCGCTGAAAGAAACCGGATTGGATCAGTATGAAGTTATCGCTGAACCAGGTCGGTTTTTTGCAGAACATATCGCGACTCTGTACACACCAGTGATCGGTGTCAAGGATGGCGCCGTAACCATCGACGAGTCTCTGTATGGCGCATTCAATTGTATTCTGATGGACCACGCCGAGCCCGAGCCCGACGTGGATGAGTCCCTTGAACTCGAAAACGTCACGTTGTTTGGAAGCACGTGTGACGGCGCAGACGTCATCGCACGAAGCATCGCTTTGCCATGTGGACTCAAAGTTGGTGACATGCTGACATGGAGGCGGATGGGGGCGTATACGATGGCGGCGACGACAAATTTCAACGGAATCCCGTTCAATCAACGGGAGATGATTTATCTGAATGTCTAGATCTGAATGTACATGGCACGCAAAAGCCCTGGGTCTTCGTTGGGAATGAGATCTGGGCAGTCACCGACGAGATTGACAGTCGATGCATCCTGAATGCCGGCAATCTTACGCTCAAACGAAAGGAGGTTATCTTTCGTCGCGCGAGCAAATTGCTCAGTGGTTGCAAGATCCTTCAGAGCCATGAGATACCCCATGGCATAGTTGGCGTGGAGTGATTTGACGACGGGTGATTCATCCTGGAGGCTTGCGACGGCGTAACGTGCCGTCTGGCGATAAAGAATGCGAATCTGCTTATCTAGGGGGACACTGTCCAAGTCGCGGAGCGACTTGTCCGTACGAAGCACTACAAAGACGAGGACGAGAAGTAATAAAATAATAAGTATCTGTTCCATTACAAAGAGTCAAGAAGAAACTTCGGGGTCGTCGTCATCTGAAAACTCGAGGATGTACGCATTCGTTGAATCTGACCCATGCCCCTCTGGAATGTTCACAGTCTCCCACTTCACAAAATTCACCATCAATGGATTCCCATTTCCGTCGGACCACCCATACTCCTCCTCGTACAAGTTCCACAGGATAGACCGCTCTGGGTCATGCATCGCCTGAATCGTTCCATCAAGACACACAATGTACATCTCGTTCCAGATTGGAAACTCTTCGTACTTTGCACTGTTGTGGGAAGAATTCACGCGAGGCATGGGCTCAGCCTTGAAGACGAGGCCGGGGCGTTTAAGATCCATTCTTTGTTTTGAGTTGCTTTTTTGACTTTGTCGCGTTTTTGACCTGGACAACACACTTTTCTTTCGTCCAACGGAGGAGCTCCGTTGCTCGTACCGCCTTTTGAGAGTAGACTGAAAACTCACTCTTTTTGCGAGCCGAGTTCCGCTTACGATCGCGAGAAGACTCCTCCATTACTGTGAAAAGAGTCCATGCTTTATATCCGGATACTTGGAACCGCTCTGGAGACCGAGGTAGTACCCTGGCTGCTGAATACCAAACACTTTGTACGCGAAAATGCCTATGAGAATCCAAGCGAGGAGGAAGATCCCCCACGCTTGGGCTCCTTTGATTTTGAGTGCGTACCCTACGAGTCCTGACCCTGCAAAGGCGAGAAGCCAATCCCACAGGGTCAAGTCGAGTACTTTCATTAATTTATACCAAGTTTTTTAGTCGCTTCACGCCTACTGGCGCTTGCCATTCATCTCCTGCAGACGAGCCAGGATCATGAGCACAATGACGGACAGCAGCGTCGTGAACACGGCGCTCATCAGGTAGTAGCTGCCGCCGTTCTTGCTGACGTTCACCAGCTGGGAGATGGTCCAGCGGATCACATCCATCCACGCGATGGCGGTGGCGAAGAAGAAACCTGCAGAGACGGAGGGGGCAAAGGTGCCTGCTGCTGACGATACAATGCCGGACATTTTACTTTATATAGAGAAAAAAGATTCCAGGCGGGGGAGCTCCGCTCCCCCATCGCCGCTCAACCCTCTGAGAATGAAAGGGGTCTGCGACCCCTTTCGGGCATCCGTCAGGAGTCCTGGTCAAAAAAGTAGTACCCTGGTCCAATGTCGACATACGGCAGAGGGTCCTCCTCCTCGTCTTCATCTTCATACTCCTCCTTCTGGAGGATGACAGAATACTTTACTCGTGGAATCAGCTCTTCATCCTCATCTGTGTCCGACCCGGTTGCGAGTTCACGCATACTCTTCCATTGCTTTATTGACTGCATTCTTCAACGCGTGCTCTGCTGGACTTTCTGGCTCCCACGTATTCCATGTATCGGCACATTCGTTCATCTTGACGGCGTGTTCGTTGTCCGTGCCTTCGTACCGGATCCAATGTTCCTCTACGTCCTCCTCCGGTCGGGATCCTTCGTCATCTGAAGAATCGCTCTCTTCGTAAATTTCAGGGAACATGGAACCAATCTGTTTGCCAGTGATTGTCCTGGCGGCATACATGAGACCGTAGCACATGTCCTGAGCCGTGACACAATCACGACCGGTTGCCTTGGCGTAGTGTGCTGCGAGCACGACGGACGACTCCATCACGGGCAAAAAGATGGCCATTATCGATTGTTCCATTACTTGTACGTGGTTAGAATGTTTTAGTTGTACAGCAGCGCGTCTTTCACGTGTGTAAAAAATCCAGTATACCATTAGGAATGACCAATTTGCAACTTAAAAAGTTTGATCCGAGCAAGATTGGCGACGACAAGGTGTGCGTATTCATCGGCAAGCGTGGCACGGGCAAGTCAACGCTCGTGACGGACATAATGTACCACAAGAAACACCTGCCTGTTGGTATCGTCATGTCCGGTACAGAGGACGGCAATCACTACTACAAGCAGTTTATCCCTGACCTGTTCATTTACGGCGATTACAAGCGCGATGCAATCGAAAAGGTGCTTGAGCGCCAGAGGCGAATCGTGTCCGGCGGCGGGAAATCGAGTGCATTTTTGCTTCTGGACGATTGTATGTACGACAAGGCGTTCATGAAAGACACGTGTATAAGACAATGTTTCATGAACGGGCGTCACTGGAAAATCTTCTTTTTGCTGACGATGCAGTACTGCATGGATTTGACGCCCGACCTGCGTGCCAACGTCGATTATGTGTTTGTCCTCCGTGAGAATGTGATTCAGAATCGCGAGCGCCTGTACAAGGCGTTCTTCGGCGTCTTTCCGACGTTCGACATGTTTTGTCAGGTGATGAATGCCTGTACCGAAAACTACGAGTGCCTCGTCCTCGACAACACGAGCAAATCAAATAAGATTGAGGACTGTGTCTATTATTACAAAGCGCCGATCCGAAAGGGGTTTCGCATCGGTTCGGATGCCATGTGGCAGTACCATCAGAAGAACTACAACCCGAAGCACGTTGCAGCACCGCTGATTACGTCCGGAACTCCAGCAGGAAACGCACGGCGCCCAGGTGTTACTATTAAAAAGGTTTAGTACACATAGATGAAACTCACCGTGTTTCTATGTATAATAGTGTTTCTTGTACTCGTATGGTTCACAAGTAAGGACCCTGAACTTGTTATAGTGACGAGTCATTGGAAAGAGGATCTGAGTTGGCTTAAAAAGTCAAAGTACCCAGTGATTCTTATCGACCATGAAGGTTCAGAACCACCGGCAATCGAACCCACGACCATTATTCCAAACAGGGGGAATGAATCATCATCATATATACGATATATAATAGATAACTGGGACAAACTCCCAGACTATGTAGCATTTATACATGGTCACGAGACATCTCATCACCAAAAACACAAGGAGCACATGTTAACATTGATTGATAGAGCTCGACGTTCAGGTTTTGTAACTCTGAACGGAATGTGGTTAGGAGAACCGTCTCCTTCGTGTGTAAAGTCGGATTATTATTTACAGATTGCCAAGTACTGGTATCTATTTGTGCCGTACATGAAAAAGTACCCAAATACAGGATTGTTTACAGATGCATGTGGTCAATTTATCGTATCAAGAGATGAAATTAGAAAATACCCATTAAAAGCTTGGCAAACATGGTACGATGCCCTTGTTCACCCCGATACACATCAAGAACTCGGGTTTGTTTTCGAGTACACATGGCATTATATATTTGGTCAGCCTTGGCAGATGAAAAGGTCTGCGTTCCCATTCCGTAAAAGATTTCACTGGAAACAATAGAGATGATTATCGAGAACCTCGAATTTAATGGCTCGAACGACATACTCCAGTACATTCCTCAGGTGGAAGATGTAAAATCAGGGGAGCAGCAGCCAGTCATGCAGCAGAGTTCGTTCGGTCTCCCGGATGAACTTCAACCAATGTACCAGTCGCGCTCGGTCGAGCAACCCGAGTTATTTAAAGCCGAAATAAAACATCCTCAAATAGAAATGGATTTCTCGACACCAATTTCCGATGTTGTGCCGAGTGCTGATTTCGACATGGGACCATCGATGGGTGGTCCGTACAAGAATCCACAGAACAACAGAGTGGCTGCGCTGAGCCTGGACAATGCGTCTGCTGGCCCAGTTTCATCCTCTTCCTCGAAAAACCCATTTGGTCTGACTGACGACCAGTTGAACGCGGCGCTCGCGGGCGTTGCCGCAGTCGCTGCATTCTCCAAGCCGGTTCAGAACAAATTGGCGGATCTGATTCCTAAATTTATGAGCGATTCAGGGAACCTGTCAGCGACGGGCATGATCGCCACCGCATTCATCGCGGCTGTTATTTTTTTCATTGTCCACAAATTCGCCAAGCCTCCCCCAAAGAAGTAACCATTTTGTTACCAATTTTCTAGTTCGAGTACAGGAGCCCGCCCATTCCATCTTTAATGCGCAGGACGTTGTAGTTCATCGCGTAAAAGTAGCGGCCGTTGCCACCAGCCAGGGTGCTCAGTGAGACGCCAGCTGGTGCGACGATACGGAACGTGTCGATGCGTGAAAAGTTCAGCGTGCCAGTCGGCTGAAGCTTTGACGTGTCCAGGCAGTAGGAAATGAGTGCGACGTTCGCCGTCGCGTTGTTGTGGTTGTAGCCGAAAGGTGTGTGGTAGTACTGGGGCACATCGATCCACTGGAACATGGAGCGCGAGTCGCCAATGTCCACGCCGTTAATCTGCGTCTTGAACTGGTAGTTGATGGCT